GTATGTGTTATTTTTTTAAGCCTTCTTCACGTAATGAGGGCTGAGATACTTCTGGAGGTTAAGATAGGTAATGGTAACGTCCGCGGGAGGCTGAAGGAGATCCTTGAGCTTATCGTCAAGGATAAGTTGGCGACCGTTATCGGGGTGCTTAAGACCCTTCTCGGTGATGTAGGCGTTGACCTTCTTGGTCACCTCGGAGCGAGAGATCAGCTCACCCTCAGGAAGTCCAAGGAACTCGCGCAACTTAGGTGTAATTTCCTGCTTCCTGTTGAAGCCGTTGTTGGCGGCACGCGCCTTGGCCTTCTCACCGTTAGGATCCTCTTGGGTGTTCTTCACCTTACGGATGAGCTTAGTAAGAGCCTTGACATCAGCACGGAGAGCAGCAATTTCAGCTTGGATAGTTTCAAGAGACATTATATCTGTATTAGACCGGTAATCTTTAAGTAAGATACGTCAGAAATACAAGAGAAAACATGATCAATAAAATGAGTACATAAACCTCAGTATTAAATTGTGTAGTTTCAAAAACGGTTGGACGTTTTATTATTCTAAAGGGTTCTCTTGGATCTACACCTTTTACTTCACCGGGGCAGCCACCAGCGCAACATTCCTTTTCTGGACACGGTACCACACGAGGTCCTCTTCTTACTCCACAGAATTGGGTTTTCTTTGGTTCCCAAAGATCATCATATGCATAGCATCTGCATTCGTCAATTATACTACAGACCATATTATTATGTGAGAATATAATAATGGACACTGAAATTTATCCAGAAGCCACCATCCAAAAATATTTAGATGAAAATTTATTATTCAAGGATGCTAAGCTGAAAAAATATTACGAAAGGAATGAACAGAGAGATCTTGGAAAATTCAGATACCGTGTACACACCACTCATAAGAATAAAGAGTTTGAGAAAATTGTGTACTTTACTATGACCAATGCTTTGAGAGATATCATATTAGAAACCATTGGTGAAATTTCTGAACATATGAAGACTATGGGTGACATAATTGTAAGTGGTGGTGAGGCTTTCAACCTATACGTAGAGTACAAAAATAGAATTATAACAACTGATATAGACGCGAAGTTTGTTCCACGTATGCCTGTTAATCCAAAGTTTTTCGGTAAACTTCAAGCGACTAAACTTATTCTTTGGGATAAGATGGGTGAAATAGCTAAGCGTTTAAATACACGTGTTAGAAAGCGAATATCGTATATAAAAACGAAAAATCCCAAACTTTTTAAATTTTTAGGTCTTTCTATTCCACCCTCTGGCCCAGCTGTAACACGCAGATACACCTTAATAAAAAAGAAAAAGTCTGGTGAGACCAACAGACCCAAAAAGGGAGATGTATTTATTGATGTTGAACTATTTGCACTCGATTTAAATGTTCGTTTCTTTTCACCCAATACTGGTAAAATTGAAAATGTTACTCTCGGTGGCCTCCTTGATATTCCATGTATGAGACCTAAAGAATTTGGATATGAAGTTGTTTTAACGAGGCGTAAGGGTATAACTTATAAGAATCAAAATACTGGTAAATTAGTTACAAATAATAAAGTTTTTGTGGCCAGTAAAGAGTTTTTGATTGAAGATATTTATTTAATGAGCAAACTCAATCTTCGCCCAGAAAAGAAAGAAAAAGACCGTCAACGTCTTATTAAGCTTGCGCAACTTCTTGATAAAAAGGTTACCAGTTCTAATTCTATTGAAAACGTTTTCAACAGGGTAAAATCTTTGATTACCAGAAAAGGTCCTCCAGTGACAAAGAAAAATGCTCAAGTTTCTATATCCCAAGCTAAACGTATAGATCCTTATAAGTACAAAAACTTTACAACTAAACCATCAGAAGAAAAGTTATCTAAACAGATTGTGCATGGATTGAAACCTACAACTAAGAATATTAACGTAAATGGGTACAAGAAGTCATACGGAAATCAAAAACTAAACCTCAAGTCGTTAACATGGAAAAATGTAAACAACAATTCATATGTGAAAAATGAAGTTAATTTGAGACCTATTAATGCAAAGAAATTACCAAAGAACATAAATCCAATAAACACTCTTTATGGTTATAATCCCAGGAGAAACACTTGGATTCCTCAAAATGTGTTAAACAAATCAGCTGCTATACCATTTGTTGGTTTAAAGAAATAAGACATAAACCATATATAAAATGCTTTACAACGCTCCAGCCAAAGGTGAAGATGGTCTCTATTTTGTGAAAGCTCTCAATGATTCCAAGCGCAAGTGCCTTGTTCAACTGAACAAGGTTAAAATCGCCGATGTCTCAGGAGACATTGTTATTGATCTTGAGAGTGAGACTAACATTTCTAAGATTCAAGTGATTGATACTGATAATCTTGCCGCCGCGGTTGAGAATGCTGAAACCTGGTTTGGTAAGAAGCTTACAGAGAAGGTTGTCGAGGGAGCTTACACTCCTAGTATTACAGATGGACAGATTACAGGAGACCGCATTGAAGTTTTGAAGGTCTTCAATGCAGAGCAGGAACAAGTGGATTTTGAGAATATTCAACCCGGTAAATCTTGTGACGTCATTCTTGAATTCGCGGGTCTCTGGTTTGCTAAGAAATCTTTTGGATCTTCTTGGAATGTTGTCCAGGTCAGGGTTCACCCAGACCCAATTCTTGATACTTACCCAGACGGATTTGCTTTTGTTGACGACGATCAGTAAAAAAATTGTTAACCTATAATAAACATGATGAAGAAGGGTCGTACCCAAAATCTACTTATGGTCCTCGCCGTTGTCGCTTTGGTCTATGTTCTCTTTACTCTTAATAACAAGTCTGAGTATTCTATTAAGGAGCGCGAGTTTGCCGCCGTCGGTGCTGGCCCTTCCGCTGGCCCTTCCGCCGCGCCCGCTGCCAACAATGGCTGTGGTATGGAGAATGGTGTAGGCCTCGCGTCCTCCCTCCTCCCACGTGAGGTAGCCTCTGCCGAGGATTTTGGGGAATTTGCTCCAGAAGACATCCTCGCTGGTCAGAACTTCCTTGAACCTCGTCAGCAGATTGGTTTCCCCGAGACTGTCGGTGGTGCCCTTCGTAACGCTAACCAGAACATCCGCGCTGAGCCACCAAACCCCAAGGAACCTTTCGTTTGGAACAACTCTACCATCGTTCCCGACACTATGATGCGCCCCCTTGTCTAAATAGCGCTTAAAGATTAGATTTTAGTTTTATATAATAAATATGTCAGTACCAAGTGAACTTTCCGAGAATGTTACAAAGCTTGTAGAGCTCACAAAACAACTTTCTGATGCGAAATCTGATATCAAAATCCTCAATCAAGAAGAGAAGAGACTGAAAGAAACAGTCAAAAAACATATGATTGCTCAGGGTATCGATACCATTAACCTCAGGAAGGGTAAAATTAGTATACGTAAGACCGTACGTAAATCGGGTATTAATAAGGATGCTATCAAGGATGGACTTCTTAAGTTTTTTGGTGGTGATGAAGCCAAGGTGGAAGGTGCTTTAAATGCAATCCAAGACGGTCTAAAGACCAAGGAATCTACATCTCTTTCGTTAACCGGTATAAAAGATAAGCCTCCTAAAGAAGATAAGTAATAAACATGGTTTGGAGCCAATACGTCTACGAAGCTACTGCTGACACCGATGCTGTCAACGGTAGCGATGATGATGAATATAACGATGATACTCCTCTTAATATTGAAGATTGGGAAGTTCAATATTCAGATGAACTACGATTCATGTGGAACATGATTAACACATTGGCTTATGATGCACACATTAATCATTCTGGGAAGTTTTGTGATTTTGTAGAATTTTGTTCTATGGAACATGTGCCTCAACCAACCCGTACCACCTGGGAGTATGAAGAACAGACTAAGTGGTACGAAGAAAGACTTGCACATATTTGGAGAAACCTCAGGCGTGCTATTAATGAAAATGGTTTACACGAGGAAATGATGAAAGGTGCTACGTTAAATAACTTTACACATTTCGCTAAAAATTATATGCATATATATTAAATGCTCCCCGATATCACATCTCAAAAAGTCGCTATACCAGCCGCCCTTTTTCTGGCTCTCAGCCCCGGTGTTCTCGTAACTACCGCGGGCAAAGACATAAAGTTTCGCAACGGCAAAACCAGTCAGATGGCTGTGATGTTTCATGCTCTCGTGTTCTTCTTAGTGTACAGTCTCGTCGCTCGTGCGATGGGTCTCGTTCTTACCAAGACCGATCTTCTCGTGACTACATCTCTCTTCCTCACCCTTTCCCCAGGCCTTCTCCTGACTATACCTCCCGGCTCGGGTGGTGTCTTCCAGTCTGGTCAGACCAGCATTTCTGCCGCTGTAACTCACGCAGTTGTGTTCGCTGTGGTGTTCGCGTTACTTCGGAAGCAATTTCCTCAGTTCTACTAAGTAGGAGAATGAAGTACCTTGTTTTGGGTCCCGCTTCGATGGGAATATTCTCAATGATTGGAGTCTTAAAAGGACTTGAATCTAAATTAGTAGATGTGAAGGAAATTTCTGGATCATCCGCGGGTTCAATTTTGGCTTTATTTTTGGCATTGGGGATGTCCGTTGATGAAATTTTAAACATATCACTGACCATAAATATCCCCGAGTTTGTTAAAATACGTATAGGTTCTTTCTTTAACAAATTTGGTTTTGTTGATTTAGAACCTATACGTGATAAATTTGTTGAAATATGTGGATGTGACCCTACTTT